TACGAGGTCGAGAAAGAGCCTAAATACGAGGTTAGAATCAAGGGGATTGACTATAAATATTGTGTATTAAAAAATGGCGGTTATTGGTATTTTGGTGAAGATTGGGTGGATAAGAAGATTAAAACGCAATCGTTTACACGCAAAGAACTAGAAGATGCTGATTTTGGGTGGGTATTCAACTGCCCAGGCGTTGAAGTGAAAGAGGTAACGGATGAATAACCTAATTACTAAAATCAACGAGTGGGCAGACGAACGCAACTTAAAGCAAGCTGACCCTAATATTCAAAGGAGGAAGATCTTTGAAATTCATTGACTTATTCGCAGGAATCGGTGGTTTTCGTTTTGGAATGGAGAGTGCCGGTCATGAATGTGTAGCATTCTGTGAAATCGACAAATTTGCTAGAGCAAGTTACAAGGCAATTCATAACACTGAAGGAGAACTAGAATTACATGACATCACACAAGTCACAGATGACGAAATCAGAGCAATCGGACACGTTGACGCAATTTGCGGAGGATTTCCGTGCCAAGCTTTCAGCATTGCTGGACATCGAAGAGGATTCGAAGATACTAGAGGAACTCTCTTCTTTGAAATCGCAAGGTTCGCCGCTATTCTCAAACCTAAGTATCTTTTCCTTGAAAATGTCAAAGGGCTCCTCAACCACGACAAAGGAGATACCTTTGAGACAATCCTCTCAGCGTTGGATGAACTCGGGTATGATGTGGAATGGCAAGTGCTTAACAGCAAAGATTTCGGAGTACCACAAAATCGGGAACGTGTGTTCATTATCGGACATCTTAGAGGAGAACGTGGACGAAAAGTTTTTCCTATCGGAGGAAAAGACGAGAAATCTAGTGCTGAACGGTTAGGAATCAATATTTTAGGGAACACTAAAAACCCTAACGGAACAGCTCAAGGGACTAGAGACACAGTGCATGACCCTGAAGGGATTGTGGGAACTCTAACAGCAACCGACTACAAAGGACCTAAACAAGTTGCTATACCGAATGAAATTAAAAAATATGGAGTATTACAGCCCAACTTCAATCAAAGTGGAGTGGTTTTCGAAACGGATGGTATATCACCAACAATAAGAACGATGCAAGGCGGCGGATTAGAACCCAAAATCCGTGTCCGTGAAGCGACTAAGCAAGGATACGCTGAAGCAAGTGTGGGGGATAGTGTTAATTTGTCGCACCCTAACTCCAAAACACGTAGAGGAAGAGTTGGTGAAGGAATCGCTAACACATTAGTGACTGGTGATAACCAAGGTGTGGTAACTCCTAACTTTCGCATTCGCAAGCTAACACCTAGAGAGTGTTGGAGATTGCAAGGTTTTCCAGATTGGGCGTTTGACAAGGCGCAAGAGGTCAATTCTAACAGTCAACTCTATAAACAGGCTGGGAATAGTGTGACCGTCAATGTTATCAAAGAAATAGCGAGGTATTTATGAAACATAAAGATCTAACGATAGCAACGATTCTACTACTGGTGTCGCTAGCAATTAATGTGACTACTGTCTTGCGAGTGGTTAACCGACCTATCGAGACAGTAGTTATCCACAAGGCAGATAATGCAGTGGAGCTACACGGCAAGGTTACTGGAAAATCAATGGTTGGTAAGCTCTACACCATTGATTGTGGGGCGTATGGGAAATTCTTGGTTAGCAAGGAACAATACGATGCGGTTAACGTCGGGGATGATATCCCTAGCTATCTGAAAGGGAGAGGGCAATGATACCAAGATTTAGGGCATGGAACAAAGCTACAAAAGAAATGTACGGAGCTGATGATATTATCGCTATCAATTTCGAAGAAAAAGAAATTTGCGTGCAAACAATCTATTTTGAGCAAGGATTGCCAGATAGTCGAGATTTAGACTACTACGATTTCGACGATATCGTTTTAATGCAATCAACTGGAATGAGAGACAAAAACGATAGAGAAATCTTCGAGGGGGACATTATTGACTCGACAGACGGATTCCTTACTGGCGTAATTGAATTTAGAGTAAGTTTAGGGATGTTCGTTAGTGATTTGGTAGAGTATAACAACTTCGAACGTTTATGCAATGTTGCCAGCTCAAGGAAAATTATCGGAAATACATGGGAACATCCAAAGCTGGCAGAGGTAAGCTCATGAGCGTGAAATACAAACATTCCGGACTGACACCAGAGCTGTATCAGAGACTGGTTGATGAACATGCAGAGCTTAGAAAAGCACACAAAAAGGGCTCTTACAAGCAGTTTTTCCAAAAAGTAAGACAGTGCAGTGAGAAACAAGCAATCATCATTTTACAAGCGTTCAATAATGCGGTCATGGAACGTGCGAGGATATCGCCAGCTACTGTCGATAGGTTAGAAGGCATCATTTCTGATGAATTATTCGACGATCTTCAAGATTATCTGTCTACTAATTACACAAGAGGTAAAACCACGCGCCCTGTTTTGAATAAAACCAACGCAGGACTGCCAGAAGGACTGTTTAAACGATTCCAAGAAGAGGTGGAAGAACTACGCAAGGAACACCCTAACAACCTAAATAACTATATTAGAGACATCAAGGACTGTGACCAGAAAAATGCTAACAGAATCCAAAATGCCCTCAATCTGTGCTATGCGGGAAAAGCCGCCCTAACTCCGTTGAAGGCTATTCAAATGGAAGGGCTACTTTCAAGAGAACTGTTCAGCGAGATTATTGATTATGTTTTCAATAACTACGAATGGTCTGAGAAACTAGACAACGAAGTTGATCGCATAACCCTAGAATATAGAACTAAAGGCAGGGTAGGTCGTAATAAAGTAACGGTCAAAAAAGCCTTATATAAAGCCTATGCGTTAGGCGTGTAGCTAGAACGGTTTACGAGGGTTCGACTCCCTTGCTAGCTATTACCAGTCAATCTATATACGGAAAAGAGGAATCCTTTATTTTTTTCATTCAAATCAGCGGAAGCGTGACTGGTCGTGGATGCACCCAAATCCAGTAAATAAACAATTAGAATCGAGGAACCTTTTTTATTTCGTTCACAAATCTAAAGCGCATTGCTGGTGGCGTGATTATTCAAGGCTTTATGCCTGCAATCAGATATAGGTCAGAAATCTCCATGATTCAACTACTTTATTCTTGTATTATTTCAAAAACGAAAGGGGAATATCCCCGATAATGATTTCGTCTATATCGCAGGCTGCCAAGGGTTCGACTCCCTTGCCAGTCATTGTCTGTCATCACTAAAAATAAAAAATGAAGCTAAAAAATGGATATAGATTTTTAGTGGCTTGAACACTTTTCGACACTTTTTCAACACCGAGCAAGCTGACAGACCTTGCTCAACAAAACCCAGCAAATTTTAAGAAAAAAAGGATGTGAAAAACCCTCTTTCTTATCGATGTCGCATTACAAAAAAAGCCAAAGACTTTGCTGGTGTCGATGGCTAGAAGGGGGTGGCAACAAAGCCCAAGAACAAATACATCAATCTTTTCATAAATCTCTTAATGTTTCTAGGGCTAAAATAAAAAAGACCGACACAATGGCCGGCACTCTTTGGAAATCAACACTACTATTATACCAAAGAGGACAGAACAATGCTATTGCCGGAAATTGATGAGAAAGCAACTATCAGAGGTTGCAAGCGAAAACTTCGAGAATATCCACGCTGGCGAGAGATAGCACACGATAGCGCTGAGCAGAAAATTACACAAGAGTTCACGTTCATGCCCAGAGGTGGCAGCGGAGTGAGTAGACCAGTGGAAAATATCGCAGTTAGGCGTGTCGATGCCATGAACGAGCTAGAAGCCATAGAGCAAGCAGTTAGCGGGCTATATCGTCCAGACTATCGCAGAATACTGATAGAGAAATATCTGGCATACCCACCGAAACCAAACTGGCAAATCGCCCAAGCAATAGGATTCGAAAGGACAGCCTTTCAAGGATTGCTAAATAATGCTATCCTAGCGTTTGCAGAATTGTATAGAGATGGCAAATTAGTTGTGGAACGTTGAAATAACGGTATTTTGACGGTTAATTCACGGTGTCTAACAACTGTTTGAAGTGGTATTATTATATTATCGAAGAAAATTCAGAGACGGCTCACTTTGTGGGTTGTCTTTTTATCATGCAATGAAGGAGGTGGACATATTGGGCTAAATCAACGACAGAAATTATTTGCTAGCGAGTATATCAAGCTAGGCAATGCAACACAAGCTGCTATCAATGCTGGATATAGCGAAAAGACGGCGGGACGTATCGCTGGGCAAAACTTGAAAAAACTTGAAATTAAGAGCTATATCGATGCCGAAGTTGAGAAAATGCACAGCGAGAACATCATGGATGCTAAAGAAGCCTTGTCCATTCTATCCGACATTGCAAGGGGTAAGCGTGATGAAGAAGTTCTCATGATGAATCCAGTAAGTGGTGAAGTTGAGCGCTTGACGAAAAAGGCTGATAACAACACAGTTATCAAGGCGATTACTGAAATCTTGAAACGCTATCCAACCGCTAAGCAAGCCGAGAAACTGCAACTTGAGATTGAAAAACTCAAATCTCAAATCGGTGGTGATGAAGGGCAAGATGAGAAAATCGCTGGTTTCCTCGATATCATCAAAGGGGCGGTAAGCGATGGACTTGACTAAGCTCTACACAAAACGGCAACTAGACGTATTGCACTACATCTGGAATCACGATTGGTTTATATGTGGACTCCACGGTGCTAAACGTGCAGGCAAGACCGTGGTTAATAATGATACGTTTGTAACCGAATTAAGCCGTGTCAGAAAGATTGCTGATCGTTTAGGTGTGGATGAGCCCATCTATATCTTAGCGGGTACATCGTCAACGGCAATACAAAATAACGTGCTGCAAGAGCTTTATAATAAATACGGTTTCGAGCCTAAGTATGACAAGCATGGATCTTTTGTATTTTGCGGTGTAAAGGTTGTGCAAGTCTACACTGGCTCTATATCTGGACTTAAGCGTGCCCGTGGTTTTACGGCATTCGGGGCTTATGTCAACGAGGCGTCGCTAGCGAACGAGATTGTTTTTAAAGAAATCATCTCACGTTGTTCCGGTGAGGGTGCTCGTGTCGTTTGGGATAGCAACCCAGACAATCCTAATCATTGGCTGAATCGAGATTATATTGGTAAGAATGACGGTAAGATTATAGATTTCAGCTTCAAGCTTGATGATAACACCTTTCTGTCAAAGCGCTACATTGACTCTATCAAGGCGGCAACACCAAAGGGAAAATTCTATGATAGAGATATTTTGGGTAAACACTTGCCCCGCTGTTGAGTGATCAGCAGATGAAAAACTGGGTTAAAATTGGAAGGCTAAGTTTTGCAAAACGCACTTTAATATAGTATAGTATAAGATATACTAGGAGTGCGGACATGAGTTTAAAGATATATTCAATCACAAATAAAATTAACAATAAGAAGTATATTGGCGTTACAAAAGATTTAGATACGAGAAAAAGAAAGCATTTTTGGGAGTTAAAAAACAATAGACACTCAAACGAAAAACTCCAAAGAGATTACAATGTTTTTGGGGCTTCTGCTTTCGAGGTCGAAATTCTAGAAGAATTAAAATACGCCACCAAAAAAGAAGGTTTTAAAAAAGAAGTTTTCTACATTGGGAAATATAATTCTTGCGATGATGGCTATAATATGAGCTACGGTGCTGACGGAAGTAACTTGTCACAGATAACCGACGATACTCGAGAGAAACATCGTCAAGAAATGTTGGGCAATACTTACTGGCTTGGAAGAAAGCACACCGAGGAAACCAAAAAGAAAATCGGTGATGTACATCGTGGAAAAACAGTTAAAGCTTCTACTAGAAAAAAACTATCTGAAAAAGCTAAGGAAAAAACTGGAGAAAAAAATCCATTTTATGGCAAACAGCACACAGATAGAACGAAGCAAAAACTTAGGGAAGCACGAAGTAAAAAATGTCGATGTATTGAGACAGGTGTTGTCTATAACTCTGTCAAAGAATGTGCTGAAAAAATGGGGATTCCAAAAGCTCGAACTCATATTAATCAAGTTTGTTTAGGGAAAGCTAGACAAACACACGGATATACTTTTGAATTTGTAGAATAAGCTAATCAATTACCACTACTGGCAGAAATGTCAGTAAGGTTTAACGACTAGATAAAGTAAGCTAAGTTGAATCGGCATGAGATCATGACCGGTTTTTAATATGCCTAAATATCCACGAAATCCAGCTCTCTTAACAAGAGATGAAGAGATAGTCTGAACTTATGGGAAACCATAAGAAGCAGGGGATAAAGAGCCCTTGCGGTAACAAATAATGAAGTGGACTGTTGCGGAAGGCGCTATTTATGACGATTATGACAGTAAGATTCACGTAGTTGATGAATTACCAGACATGAGGCGTTATTTCGGTGGCATCGACTGGGGCTATACTCACTACGGATCTATCGTGGTAGTCGGTGAAGGCGTGGACAACAACTACTATCTTGTCGATGGCGTAGCAGCACAATTCAAAGAGATAGATTGGTGGGTAGAGCAAGCTAGGGAACTAACTGACATCTACGGGAACATTCCATTCTATGCTGATAGCGCCCGTCCAGAGCACGTAGCACGATTTGACAATGAGGGTTTTGATATCAGTAACGCTAATAAGTCAGTGATTGCTGGCATCGAACTTATCGCTAAGCTGTTCAAAGAACAAAGATTATACGTTAAGCGAGACTTCGTGCCCCGTTTTTTTGATGAGATATTCCAGTATCGATGGAAAGAGAACAGCACAAGAGATGAGCCGTTAAAAGAGTTTGATGACGTGCTGGATAGTGTGAGATATGCTCTCTATTCAGACTATGTTGTTAACAGCACAGAGCGAGCAAGCTATGACGATTTGATAGATATGTTTAGTTGAAGGAGGAAAAATGGAACAGACAGAATTTGTCGATAGTACCGGACAACCGCATGTTTTAAATCTGCGATTCCATCGAGAATCACGCACAAAATATCGTGCTAAAAGTGTTGATGATTTAAAAAAAGATAACTGGGCATTGCTCAAGAATTTTATTAACCATCACAAATTGCGTCAACGTCCAAGAGTTCAGGAGTTGTTTGATTATGCCAGAGGGGATAATCACAGCGTTCTCGAAGCTGGAAGGCGCAAGGATAAAGAGATGTCTGACAAGCGTGCCGTCCACAATTATGGGCGCATGATTAGCAAGTTTAAGACGGGATATCTAGCTGGGAATCCTATTCGGGTTGAATATGACGATAGTGTCAGCGGTTCGCAAAACGACGAAGCTATTAAGGAAATTGGACGAAACAATGACATTGATACGTTGAACCGCAATCTTATCCGGGATTTGTCACAAGTTGGGCGTGCTTACGAGCTGATTTATCGAAGTGAGGACGACCAGACACGAATTAAACAGTTAAGCCCTCTTAATACGTTTATTATTTATGACAATTCGCTTGAAGACAATTCATTAGTAGCAGTTAGATACTACAGTGCTGATTTATTCTCTGACGCACATCAAACCGTTGAAGTGTATACCTCATCAAATATTCACGTATTGGATTACTCAGAAGATCTAAAAGAGGTTTCTGTCACTGCTCACGCTTTTGGCACAGTTCCAATCACGGAGTATTTGAACAACACTGATGGCATTGGCGATTATGAAACCGAACTTTATTTAATCGACTTATATGATTCAGCTGAATCTGACACGGCCAATCACATGTCCGACATGGCTGACGCAATCCTTGCCATCTATGGCGATATGCGATTGCCTGCAAATATGAAACCTGAAGACATGAAAGCTAAACGCTTAATGCAATTGGTTCCACCGAAGGCTGCGGATGGCAAGGAAGGGACGGTTAAGGCTGAATATCTAACTAAGTCTTACGATGTGTCTGGTGTCGAAGCGTACAAGACAAGACTGGACAAAGATATCCACACTTTCACTAACACTCCCGACATGGCCGATGAGAACTTTTCAGGCAACACGTCCGGCGAGGCAATGAAGTACAAACTGTTCGGGCTTGACCAAGACCGCATTGAGACTCAATCGCAATTTACAAAAGGTTTGAAGCGTCGCTATCGCTTGGCTAGTCGTGTGGGTGAGTTGGTAAAAGAATTCAAAGCGTTTGATGAAAATTTCTTGAGAATAACATTCACGCCAAATTTGCCAAAATCACTATCCGAGCAAGTATCTATTTTGACTGGCCTTGGTGGTCAAGTGTCACAAGAAACTGCTCTTAGCTTATCTGGTTTGGTAGAGAGCCCAGCTGAAGAACTCGACAGAGTGGATAAAGAGGCATCTAAAATCGATTTTAAGGGGTATTCTAGCGAGTTTAACGGGCAAGTAGGTAACTATACCGACGACGACGAAGAAGAAACGCATACGAGCGATTCTGTGAGGTCTGATGAATGACATACTGGTCAGAACGTGCTCAGAAAGAACGAGAAGCGAGCAATAAAAAGGGTGAAGCTGAGTTTAAGAAAGAACTTGAAGCACTATATAATTTGCAACTTTCACAGTTGCGAAAAGAACTAGATGCTTATATCCAAAATTTCGCTGACAAAAACGGATTAACCGCTAGTGATGCGAAACGAAGAGCAGACAGTTTTGATATCAAGGCTTTTGAAGCCAAAGCCAAACAGTATGTAGCTGACAAAGATTTTAGTCCGGAGGCAAACAAGGAGCTCCGAGACTACAACTTTTCTATGTCTGTTGGCCGTCAAGAACTTCTTATCCAAGAGTTAGAACTCGAACTATTGGTTTTATCTGAAGGCGAACGTCAATTGACCAATGACTATCTGACTAATGGATATAAGAGCGAAATTGTAAGAGGAAGCCTGCTTGATCAGACGGTGCCTAACAAGAAAACACTTGAAAAGTACATGACGACGGCTGTTAACGCTAATTTCGAAGGCGCTAAATGGTCGGAGCGTATCTGGAAGAGACAGGAACAGTTGCGCAATTTGGTTAAAACGGAAGTGACTAGGGCACTCATTCGAGGAGAGAACGGTATAACCATCGCTCAGAGAATCCGCAAATACATGGATGTCTCTCGCACTGACGCTGAACGACTGGCAATCACGGAACATGCTAGAGTTCAGACGCTAGCTCAGCAAGATATCATGAAAGAGAATGGGTTTGAGTATTTCAAACTCATGCCAGAATCGAGAGCTTGCGATTATTGCAAACAAGTTGGCCGTGATACCGAGAGGGAACCTGTTCCAATTGACAAGATGGAGAGTGGGCTAAACGCTCCGCCTATGCATCCGTACTGTCGTTGTGCGGTTGCCGAAGTGTATGTGGAAGATGGTATGACTAGACTTTATCGAAACAAAGATAGCAATAAGCGTAGACCTATCAATATAGTTAGGCAAAACCATTTAACCAAAGATTTTAGAAAGCGTGGCGGTGTTGTCTGGCAGGACGATGAAGCAGAACGTTATCTAAAATCTCAAAAAGCTGCTGCGATGAACCTAAATGCAGAAATAATCGTTTTGCAAAAAAAGGCGACGATTTCCGAGGTATTGGAGGAACTCTACCACGCTGAACAATGGAAAGATGGGCGTCTAGTTGACGAGCCGGTTTCAAAAATCAAAGCAGAGATAGAGGCGCAGAATTATTTACTTTCTGTATCAAAGAGGTATAATATACCTAGAAATGAGATTGAACAGACTAGAAACAACTTAAAATATTGGAAGGAGGAGTTGAAAAAATATGAAAATTAAAGCGATTACTCAAGCCCCGTTTGGGACTATTGTAAGTTTAGATAAGCCGATTTCTGGTGCGCTTGGCGGTCTGTTAACAACGGATGACACCGTCTTTCATAAAATAAAAGGCACTCCATCTGATATCTGGACTGAACTTTTGATCAACAAGACAGATTTGTTGAAAGTTGGCCAAGAAGTAAAAGTTGTCTTAGAAGGTAAATCAGATTAATGAAATAAATAAAAAAGTCGTAGCAATACGGCTTTTTCTTATGCGTTGATAGCCGTGCTAGCCAAGGGGCTTGGGGGTTCGATGCCTCGTCAGCGCATAGGGCTAATTTAAGCCCTAAATAAACAATACTAGCGTGGCTCGTGGGTAAACACCCTAGACAAGACTAGAGAGGGCGTAGCTAGCCCTTATCGTGGCTTAGAAAGGGGTGCTCTTTACGAGACTAGGTAGGAGGAAACTATGGAACAAGATAACACTATCGAGACTAACGGACAACAAGAGAGTCGCCAAGACCAAGGGCAAGGGAGCAACCCAACCCCTGCGAGCGACTTCAAAGCGCCTGGTTCTCAATCTGAATTAGATAGCATGATTAACAAAGCGGTACAGACTGCTTTGAGTAACAGAGACAAGGGTGAACAAGAGCGTACAGCTCAAGCAGTAGCCGATGCTTTACAGAAAGAAAAAGATTATGCCAATCTATCAGCTCAAGATAGAGCTAAAAAAGAGTTCGAGGATCAGCAAAGGAGCTTTGAGAAGGAACGTGCTGCTTTCGAGCATGAAAAGCTTGTTGTTGCTGTTGAGAAAGATTTGGTAGCCAAAGGCTTACCTAGCGCATTGGCTGAGACATTTGCAATGGCTGGCAACGCTGAGAATGCACTTAAAGCAGTGACTGAGTTCGAAACAGTATTTAATAATGCTGTTGCGGAAGAAGTTAAAAAAACCGTCCGACAAAATGCACCCCAAGCATCAGCGGATGGCATTTCTAACACAGACAATTACGGTTCTCGCTTGGCTCAAAAAGCTGTCCGTTCGTCAGGTAAGATTATCTAGCCAACAATTAGAAAGGATATTTCATGTCAGTAAAAAAAGTATTTGACACAAGTAACATTCTACGTTCTTTGCCTTACAAAGCTGTCACTGCCACAGTTGATAAAAGTTTTGCTGGGGTTGACGTAGACGGTAAGAAGTACATCAAAGCTGGTACTTTGGTGGCTGGTAAAGGTGGGTCAATTTTCGACGACCGCTCTAAGCCAGTAGAGGAAAACAAAACAGCACCAGAAGGAATCGTTCTATACGATGCAGACTTGTCTGTTGATAAAACAGTGTCTGTTTTGTACGCTGGTGAGGTTTGGAAAGAAGCGGTTAACGGTGGTACAGTTGACGACGCTATTAAAACAGCGTTGCCACTCGTTAAATTTATTGCAGGAAAAGGAGGCAATGCTTAATGGGCCTTATTTATGACACGGTAACAGCATCTAATATCGCTGGATATTTCAACACATCGCAATTAAACGTGGATTCCACGCTTGGGGAACGCATTTTCCCTGCACGCAAACAACTTGGAACTAAATTATCTTACATCAAGGGCTCTTCAGGGCGTGCGGTTGTCTTGAAGCCAGCAGCATTCGATACTAATGTCACTATCCGTGAACGTGTGGGTGCTGAAATCCATGACGAACAAATGCCATTTTTCAAAGAAGCTATGTTAGTCAAAGAAGCTGACCGTCAACAGCTCAACTTAATCGCTGGATCTAACAACACTGGTTTGATTGAGACTGTCACACAAGGCATTTTCAACGACGAAATGACACTTATCCAAGGTGCCCGTGCTCGTTTGGAATCTATGCGCATGCAAGCTCTCGCAACCGGTAAGATTGCGTTTGTCAATGAAGGAAAAAACGTCGACATTGACTATGGCGTCAAAGACGACCACAAGAAGACAGTCGCTAAAGACTGGACACAAGCAACGGCAACACCTCTTGCGGATCTTGAAGAAGCAATCGAAACAGCTCAAAGCCTTGGCTTGATGCCAGAGATTGCTATCATGAATGCCAAAACATTTAGCTTGATTCGCAAATCAGAATCTACAGTCAAAATCATCAAACCTCTTGCAGCTTCAGGGACAACAGTTACCAAAGCCGAGGTTGAAGCGTATATTTTGGATAATTACGGTGTTACAGTTCTTTTGGAAAACGGCACATACCGAAATGACAAAGGAGAAATTAGCAAATTCTATCCAGACGGTCATTTGACTTTGGTTCCAAACGGTTCATTGGGTTCTACTGTTTTCGGTACAACTCCAGAAGAATCTGATTTGCAGTCTGGTGACACCCCAGGGGCACAAGTTGAAGTGGTTGACCAAGGTATTGCGATTACGACCACTAAAACAACTGATCCAGTCAACGTCCAAACCAAAGTATCAATGATTGCGTTGCCTTCGTTCGAACGTTTGGATGATTGCTATATGCTTACTGTTATTCCAGTAGCTTGATTTTGGTAGGAGGTAGCTATGACTAAAGTTTTAAAAGCGTTTCAGGATAAAACCGACGGCATTATTTACTATGCCGGTGACGATTATGCTGGTGAACGTGTCGAAGAACTTGCCGAAGCAGGTTTCCTTGACTCTGAAACTGAAGAGAAACCCAAAAAAGCAAGTCGCAAAAAAACAACAGATAACACTGAAGAGTAAGGAGGTCTAGCATGGCTGAATTAGATCGAGAAAAGGTCCTAGATAATGTCATGCTGGACCTTGAGATTTCAAAAGATGACGACGATAGCATTGACCTCTTGAGAGTATTGCTAAACAGAGTAATTAGTCATTTCAAAGCAGAATATGCCGTTGTCAATATTGACGATGGTTTTTCTTTTATCTTCGAAGATTGCGTTATTAAACGCTTCAATCGTCGAGGAGCTGAAGGAGCTAAAGCCGAGACGGTAGATGGTCACTCAATGTCTTATTACGACAATGAGAATGAATTCAAGCCGTATGACGATATGCTTCAAAGAACATTCGGGACCTCTGGACAATCGAAGGAAGGGAGCGTGTTGTTTCTATGAGATACACAGATACAGTGATACTCAAATATCAAAACGATAAGACGCCGAAACGATACGACCCTACCCTCGGTCGTATGGTCGGAGGGGAAGACTGGTGCAAAGAAGTTAAGTGTAACGTGACTGGTGCAAGCTTAGACCTTCAAGCTAAGCTGGGAGGTTTGCTAAATGCTACGAGCTTGGTTGTTCGTTTCAGAAGCCCTGTGACAGTATCCGTGACTTCCGTTGAATATCGTGGTAGCAAATACATTCCGGTAACTGCTAGAGGATATCTAGCTGGAAGAAGTGTTTTATACGTTAATAAGGCGGTGAAGTAATATGGCTACGCTTACGTTTTATGGGCTAGATGAAATGAGCCAATCTTTGTTGAAAAACGCCAATCCAGAACGACGTCAACGAGTTTTAAAAAAATACGGCAGTAAATTAAAAGAGAACGCAATTAGCAAGGCAGAGTTCAAAGGTAAATACACCCACGGAACTACACGGCAGTCAATTACTCTTACGGTTGGTGGTGACAGGGCTGTCGTAAAAGCGCACACAAAATATTCTGGGTACCTCGAAGTAGGCACTCGGAAGATGGCAGCACAGCCTTTTATGGCTCCTGCGTTAGAAGCGACTGTCCCTGGAATGGTCGAGGAATTAGCTAAATGGGAGTAGACATGAAACAACCAGACCAATTACTACATGACGAACTCTTTCGAATTAGTGAGGGACTCGGTTTCACTACTTACCCTTATCTTCCGTCAGACAGTGCATCTTATCCATTTGTGGTCATGGGCGAGATCCAAACATTACCCAGAGCTACAAAGTCACGCTTGATAGGTCGCTTGTCGTCAACCGTCCATGTTTGGGGACGAGTAGATGACCGCAAGCAGTTATCTGATATAGCTGGGCAGTTATTGTCCAGCTATTTTGCTATCAAAAATATCGATGGGATGCACTTCTCGGCGGAAGTCAATGAGTCGTCAATTGATTCTAACCGTGATAACAGCACTGACGAAGAGCTTTATCACTTCATTATTTATTTATTTTACAAATTTTACTAAGGAGGAAAAGCATGGCTGATACAAATGTAAAAGAAGCACAGCTAGGTAAAAATAAAATCTTGATGTTCCGAAAATTCGGGGACACGAAAGCAGCGGCAAAATTGGCACTGCAAACAGAACATAAGTGGGAATATTCCCGTGATGCCGATACAACTAAAACCAAAGATGGTGCGGTTGTTGCTGATGGTGGTCTAGAAACAACCTTGTCAATCAACGCAATCGGGACTAAGGATGAAGTCAACGAAATGTTGAAACAGTCGGTAGTTGATGGATTCAAGGTCGAAGTTTGGGAAATTGATCTAACTGATAAGAAAACAAATGGCAAATTCGGCGCACTCTATGCAATCGGCCGCTTGTCTTCATGGGAAGTCCCAGCGAATGTTGAAGAGCTCGTAGAGATTGAATCTGAGATGTCTGTTGAAGGTAAGCCACAAGCTGGTGAAGCAACTTTGTCTGACGAGCAAATCAGAGAGATCCAATATACTTTCCAAGACACTACTGCTATCACTGGACATTGATAATTAAAACAGTTAGCGAGGGTTTCCCTCGCTTTTTATTTTTGAAAGGAAATTTAAAACATGAACACTATCACAATTAATGACAAAGACTATACTTTGAATTTTGGATTTGACTTCTTGCGAGTGCTCGACGAGCGTTATTCAATCAACCAAAACGGTGTAGCGTTCGGGTTTGGTGTACAACACGCAGTGGTTGATTTGCAACAAAAGAACCCACTTGTTCTGCTAGACCTCATTCAAGCTGGAACTGCTACAGAACGCCAAAAACCATCTGTAGAGGGTATTGAGCGTTTTGTTGAACGTGAGGCTGAAAATGGGCGATTGGATAACTTGTTCGAGGATTTTTTCTCGCAATTGCAGAAGCAACCATTGACACGAGAAACAGCCAAACGAATGTTAGAGGCTCAAGAAGAAGCTTAGAAAACGTCAAGAGCTCAAGAGAGACTTACGAAGATTTAGTTACCAATTGCATGGCTAGATACGGGACGACACTTTTAGAAGCCAGACGAATGACTCTAAATGAGTTGAGACTGTATCAAAAAGCTTATGCGAAAAGGTTTATTCAAGAAGAGAAGAAACTTTATTTGCAAGCCTTCTTGAACCGCAGTGTCAAGGCTACGAGCAAGGGCGGTAAGAAGTATGTCTTTAAGGAATTCAAAGACTTTTATGACGAAGAACGTCGTGAAAAAGAACTTCTCGGGGATCATGAAAAAGACAATAGGCATCTTATCCAGATAGCTAGACGAAATTTGGCGTTCAAAAGAGAGGAGGGGTTGTTAGATGGCTGATAAAACATTCAATGTAAGGGCAATACTGTCAGCACAAGATAACGGCTTATCTAGCGCCCTGAAAAACGCTCAAAAGCAAGCTGAATCACTTGGCAAGAGTAGCAAGGGGCTAGGCTCGATGTTTAAAAGTGTGCTCGGTGCTAACCTTGTTAGTGCTGGGATTACCAAAGGTATCGGTGCTATAACAAGTGGTATCGGTGGTATGATGACCGAGCTTAACAACTCAACGAAGGCTTGGAAAACATTCGATGGGAGCTTAAGCCAGCTAGGTTGGGGGCAAACAGAAATTGCGTCGGCTAAAAAGGCTATGCAAGACTATGCAACACAGACAATCTATTCTGCCTCTGACATGGGTACTACGTTCTCTCAGATGGCCGCAATCGGTCGTAGCGATGCTGGAGACTTGGTAAAAGCTATGGGTGGTCTTGCCGCTTCTGCTGAAAATCCTAAACAGGCAATGAAGACACTGAGCCAACAAATGGTTCAAGCGATGACTAAGCCTAAGATCCAATGGCAAGACTTCAAGCTGATGATGGAACAGTCACCAGCAGGTATGGCTGCCGTCGCTAGAGAGATGGGAATGTCTCTTGATGATCTTGTAAGCAAAATTCAAAACGGTGAAATTAAGACTGAAGACTTTGCAGAGGCCTTTAAACGGGCTGGCGATTCTATGCAGAGCTTGGCTACTAGGTACAAATCTGTAGACGAAGCCGTTGACGGGCTCTACGAAACGGTTTCAACCAAATTGCAACCAGTTTTTGAACAGCTTAGCAACAAGGCAATCAGAGGAATCGAGGGTATCATTGACGCTCTTGGCAAAATTGATGAACAATCGATTCAGAAGTTCGCAAACGGACTCGATAAAGCAATTGACCAAGTTGTAAAAGGGGTCAGCCAAACCGTTCAATCGTTTTGGAAAGGCTTTAGTAATACAGGAGCCATCAAGGGTTTAGCAAATGCGTTTAAGTATGTTTCTACCCAAGCTAAAGCGGCACTAAAAGCCATAGATTTCAAGGGTATATTTCAAGGGCTAGGTACTGGCGTTGGCGACATTGTTAGTGGGCTATCAAGAGGCTTAACAATCGCTACTAGGTCTGTTAAGAGCTTCATCAGCTCGTTCTCGGACACTGGCGCATTCAAAGCTTTTAAATCAGCGATAGAAGATACTTGGGGAGCTGTTAAAACCATTGGGGCTTCAATTGGTAATGTGTTTAGTAGTTCTGAGATGCAGACGATTATCTCAGCGCTAGGGACAGCGTTTGGAACATTAACAAAATGGATATCTCAAGCTGTTTCAGCGGTATCTAAGTTTGTAAGCTCTATCCCTAAAGGAGTGCTTAACGGCATCACCAGTGGGATTTTAGCCATGGTAGCGGGCTTCATGACTGCAAAGGCTGGGCTTTCAGTGTTTGATACTGCTATGCGAGGTCTGAACTGGATTAAGTCATTTAATCCGTTTAGTGCCTTTAAAAATAAAGCCACCGAGGGTCTTAACGGGGCTACAAATAGTGTTAAACGCTCTAAGTCAACGATAGCCCAGTTGTTCAGTGGGATATCCAACGTAATCAAATCATCCGGAAACGCAATCAAAGGAATCTTGACAGCTATATTCAAAGGTATAGCTGAAACTTACAAAGGTTTCGGGCAAGGTCTAAAATTTGCCTTGCAAGGTCTCAAGGGGTTAAGTTCGGCTCAGATACTATCGTTTGCGACTGGTGTCGCTATCGCAGCAGTCGGAATTGGTGCAGGTATCGCTATTATCGTTGCTTCGTTCACGCTATTGGCCACTCAATCCCAAGGTGTTTCGCAAATCCTAAATGCTCTAGGTTCAGCATTTAGCACTGTTGTGCAGGGTATTGGAAAGGCAGCTGGAACAGTAATTGAAGCGTTTGGCACTGCATTTGGTATTGTTATCAAAGCTGTTGGTGAAGCCGCACCGGGACTCGCCAAACTTTCACCACTGGTTGAAGCTATCGGCACAGCTATTGGTAATGCGGCACCAGCCATCACGGCATTTGGTAACGCTTGGACTTCCGTTTTAGGAACATTGCCGGCTATCATTGATGCATTCAGTGGTTTGGCTACCGCTCTAGGTTCTGCAATCAGTGAAGTAGCCACAGCAATCACTCCGATTGTTCAAATCATCGGGAATACGATGACAGCTATAGCTCAGATAATTTCAGACACAATTATAGCCATCGCACCTATCATTACGGATTGTATCGTTCAAGTCGCTCAAGTAATTGGACAATTTGGGCCACAAATTGCAATGGTAATCAATGAAATTGCCGGAGCTATTTCAGCGGTAGCGCCAATCTTCCAAACGCTCTTTGAGTCAATTGTTGCAGTGGTTCAAGCCTTGGCACCAGTTATCAGTCAAGTGATTTCTGCAATCGTTACAGTCGTTCAGACGTTAGCCCCTATTATCAGCCAAATCATTTCAGCGATTGTTACAGCGATCACTCAAATCGTACCTATCATCACAGCAATTGGCAGTGTAATTAGCGCTGCATTCTCTGGAATTGCATCAGTGGTTTCAGCAGCAGGAATGGCAATCGCTACGGCTGCAATGGGTATCGGTACGGCTATTAGTACGGCTTTGAGTGGTGTTGCTAATGTTATTAGCTCAGTTGGTTCTGCGATTGGTACAGCACTACAAGGCATTGCTGATGTGGTGCAATCAGTCGGTACATCTATCGCTACGGCGGCGCAAGGTATCGGTGACGGTATCAAGTCAGCATTTGAAGGCATTTCAAGCGTGATTACCTCTGCAGGTAGCGCTATTAAGTCAGTTCTCGATGGATTGGCTAATGTTTTCAATTCAATTGGTACCGCCGCCCAAAAAGCAGGGTCTGGTTTCAATCAGCTCGCTAATGGTGTGGTTAAGATTACTAACACAAACCTCGGTGACATGGCTGCATCTCTTGCAGCGGTTGCAAAAGGCGTTGGCTCGATTGGTAACAATTCGGCTGGGTTGGCGCAAGCTGGTACTGGCATGACTCAGCTTGGTAATGGGATGAGCAAGGTGTCTAGTTCAGCTTCTAGCGCTGTTGCAGGTTTAAGTCATTTCTCAAGCACGATTACAAGTATCCAATCGTCGTTCACTAATCTACAATCACTATTGACTACAGCAGGAACAGCATTTAGCACATTCTCTAGTCAAGCTAGTCAATCGCTCAGTGGTCTAACTGCAATTGTGGGGCCTATCACAGCCTTCAGAACACAAATCATGACACTTGCGCCAGCATTGATGCAAGCTGCTACTGGATTGACTCAATTTAGTGCAGTTTCAACGTCGTTGACTTCTAGCATGACTTCAGTTAACGCAAGTATGACTACATTGACTGCTAGTCTAACCAGTCTCGCTAGTCAATTAACCATGATTACTGCTGGCATGTCTACAATGGCATCAAGTACGACTATGTTAGGTACTAGCCTAACTCTCGTAGGCACTCAATTCACTATGATTGGTACCTCTTTGACTATGCTTAATAGCCAATTTACGACATTCACAACTGCATTGTCTACAATCAACAGTCAACTCTTGGTAGCTGCATCAGGTGTGACAATGTTTGGGGCACAATTCACAGCGCTTGGGACAATTTTGTCTATGCTCAATAGCCAATTAACAATGGTTGGGGCATCTATTCAAGCGGTGACTACACAATTCACTGCAATGAACGCAAGTCTCACTGCTGTTGGTGCTACAGTGGCACTAATTAGTAGTCAATTTACTATGGTAATTGCGAGTGTCATGCAATTGACAGCTTCAATTGCTTTGATTCCAGCACAGTTCAGCTTGGTTGCGTCAAGTGCCACTATGGCTACGACTGCCATAATGCAAATTGGAACGTTAGCGCCATTGATTGGTGTAGCGATGAATAACGCAGCGGCACAAGTGCAATCAGCAATGCAAAGAATGGCGCAAGCTGTTCAATCGAATGGCCAGCGAATGATTCAGATGGGTCAACAGGCTGGTCAACAAACTGGACAAGCTATTGCTCAAGGAATCCAATCGGCAATTGGTGCTGTGTCTTCTGCAATGGGTGCGCTAGTTAATGCGGCACAAGCTCGTGCGATGGCTGGTGTAGGAGCTATGCGAGCAGCAGGGGCAATGATTGGTCAAGGTTTGGCTGCAGGTATGATGTCTGCTCTTGGTGCGGTAACGGCTGCTGCTAACGCCCTTGTGGCTCAAGCAGAGCGTGCAGCTCAGGCAAAAGCTAGAATCCATTCACCATCACGGTTATTCCGTGATGAAGTCGGTATCTACCTTGGCCAAGGTATGGCTGTAGGTATTGATAGAAGTGTAAAATTTGTCAAAGACTCTATCAAAGAAATGATTGATGTGGCTAGTGAGTACGCAATAGATTCTAGAGATCTTTTCGAAGACAACGACTTGTTTGACGGTTTTGGTGGTGGTTTAATTCGTGGTAGCGTTGATTTGTCAGTTCGAGATGATAGTAGAATGGACCGTCTTGAGCAAGCAATGGATATTATCACCGAACTAATCGGTCGTCCAATCTCATTGAGTGTCGATGGTCGAGAGTTTGCATACGCTACAGGAGACGATTTGACTTCATACCAGAAAGATAAAGATTTTACTTACAAACGCATGAGAGGTATTAAATAATGGCTGTGTTTCAATTCAATGGATACGATTTGAACGATTACTTTAAATTAATCAAAGTGTCGCACGAAATCGGGAATGAACGCAACATAACGACGGATTCAGCCCCTAAAATCGGGGTCAATATTCAACAAGTTGCGTTTGGTGCAAAAAAAATCAAACTTACTGTTAGTTTAGCGACAAGACATCTTGAAGACATTGCTTTCGTAGACCCGAACGAGCCAGCCAAAGTTGATAACGGCATGTTTTATCGTGTCAGGGAACAAGCGGCTAGAGTGTTGCATTCTGATAAACCTGTTAAGTTGAGATTGCCAGACGAACCAGACAGATACTATCTGGCTATAGTAAAAGGTGATGTTAGTTTAAAAGGCATTTCCGACTGGTATGACCAAGCTGAAATTGAATTCATGGTCCCAGATGGAGTCGCACACTCAACTACATATCGAAGTTTCGAAACCCCTAAAACAGAAAACGGCAAACTGGTATTTGACCTTGTCAACGACGGATCAGTTGATGCGCATCCGATAATTACAGTGAAGCACAATAGTGAGAATGGCTATATCGGATTGGTTAATAGTAGCGGTATTTTGGAGCTTGGTGACAGGCAAAAAGGGGATACAGAGACTTACAAGCAGTCAGAAGTGCTGTTTGATTACGCTTCATCTAATGGGCAACACAGAATCCCTAACGGATTGTCACAAGGTTTGAAAAACGTTGGTATCACGAACGATAGCAACGATACCAGACCGAACGGCACGCTTTACATCGACAACGCTTGGGGTCGCCCCCACATTGCGTTGCAGAGCGGTCAGACAGCGTCGGTTACATTTGATATCCCAAGGGATTCCAGCGGTGTAAAAGGCGCTCTGTACGAGTACTTCTGGTGGAGGCAAATTTTTTGGCTAGGCTCTGCAGATCAGATGGGTTACTTAAAAATCAGTGTCACAGATGCAAGTGGCACTTTTTTGTATGGCGTCGAAACCTACAAACGTGGTAGCGGTCTTGGTTGTGAATACAACTTTCTAGCCAGCGATGGCAGGGGCGGTTACCGTTTTGTTGACAGAAAGCAGTTTCTAGGGACACACATAGAAGAGCACAACCCATTTAACGAACCTAGAGGGTGGTCAGACATCCAAAGGTTTGACGATGTCGTCCAATTTTACTGGTGGGGGTCTTACCCTAGATATACCATTCCTGAAATCAAAGGTAAGAAATCGGATAAAATCCACATTATCTTCAGCAAAATCGGGAACGCACCGCAAGTTAGCCACATGTACTTAGATGATTTTATTTATCGCAAAGACTATGTCGTAGGGGTCCGGAAAGTTCCCAATCGATATAGGGTCGGTGGAGAAGTTGTGATAAACAGCGAGAACGACACTGTACTAGTAGATAATATTTCGAAAATCGTTGATGTTGTGCAAGGTTCTGATTTCATCACAATTCCTCCTGGCAAGTCTCAACTCGAAGTTTATTGCTCAAGGTGGGTCACGAACAGGCCCTCTGTGTCCGTTAAATTTGAAGAAAGGTATTTGTAATGCTATTAACGATTCACGATGCCAACTTACAAAAGATTGGCTTCATTGATAACGAAAAACAAGAAACGTTAAACTTCTACGACGATGCTTGGACTCGCAATCTTGAGACGGCATCTAGCACGTTCGAGTTTACTGTTTCGAAGAAGGAGTTGTTAGGTGATACAGCAAACCAACCGCTTTACAATCAGCTAAACGAGCGCTCTTTCATTTCCTTCAAACATAATGATCAAACGTACTTGTTTAACATTATGAAGGTCGAAGAAAACGAACGATGGGTGAGATGCTATTGTGAGAACCTGAATCTTGAGTTGATAAACGAGTACACGAATGCTTACAAGGCTGACAAAGCTATGTCATTTGCAGAATACCTCAATGCATTTGATATCCCTCAATTTGCGATGGTAACACTCGGTGTCAACGAGGTCTCTGACCAGAAAAAAACGCTTGAATGGGAAGGGCAAGACACGAAACTAGCAAGGCTGTTGAGTTTAGCTAATAAATTTAATGCTGAAGTTGAATTTGTGACTAGACTTAATGACGACAGCTCTATTAAGCAGCTTGTCCTGAACGTTTACCATCAAGCGGACGATTCACACACTGGCGTAGGTCGAATTCGTAGCGATATCCGTCTGACGTTTGAAAAAAATATCAAATCGATGACGAGAAAGGTTGATAAAACAGAAATCTATACGATGATTGTTCCGTATGGGAAGGCAAAAGAGCAACCTGAGAACGACCCTGAAGCGCGAGTCTATATCGATGGTCTCCCGTCTTGGGAGGAAAAGAACGATAAAGGGATTGTTATCTTCAAGCAAGAGGGCAATTGTCTCTATGCACCTCATGCAGCCAACTTGTATCCTTCAACCTTTGGTGCCTCGACTCAAGAAAATAAGTGGATTCGAAAAGACCTAGAAGTTGACAGTGATGATCCAAAAGTTATCCGTGCCGCAGGAATTGCGAATTTGCGAAAAAATGCCTATCCAGCTATCACTTACGAAGTCGATGGGTTCGTTGATGTTGAGATAGGGGATACTATCACAATTCACGACAAGGGCTTTGTCCCGTCGCTCGACGTAAGGGCTCGTGCTATTGAACAAAAGATTAGTTTTAGCAATCCAGCAAATAACACAACGACTTTTGGTAACTTCAAGGAGCTTGAAAATAGGACATCGGGAGACCTTAGAACCGTCTTCGAACGAATGGTTGAAAACAGTAGACCTTACAGCATTCTTTTTTCAACAGATAACGGCGTTATCTTTAAAAACAATACAGGGCAGTCAACATTACGTCCAACGTTAAAGCGAGGGAATCAGATAGTTAACGCAACCTATCGATTTGTAATTGATGGATCCATTGTTGGAGCTGGACTGACTTACACAGTGAGTGCAAGCAAGATTACTAAACCTACCGTAATTACGGTGTCAGCTTGGGTTGGAGAGAAAGAAGTTGCTAGTGACGAGATTACATTCGTCGGTGTTTCTGACGGATTAAACGGCCGAGATGGACGAGATGGGATCGCTGGAAAAAACGGGGTTGGGATAAGAGGTACGACGGTTCTTTATGGGATTTCAGTGTCAGATAGCATTGCACCCGGAACATGGTCTCAAACACCTCCGAAATTAATTCAAGGCCAATGGCTTTGGACAAAGACCATCTGGGCTTATACCGATAATACAAATGAGACCGGTTATCAGAAAATCTATATTGCCAGAGATGGCAACAGTGGTGTTGATGGCATCCCGGGTAAAGACGGTGTCGGTATTCATAGCACCGCAATCACCTATGCTAAAGGGGTATCTGGGACAGTCCCGCCAACAACTGGTTGGGTTAGCCAAGTACCTAGCGTACCAGCTGGGCAATACCTCTGGACTAAGACAGTCTGGAGCTACACAGATAACACTAGCGAAACTGGATACTCGGTTTCAAAAATCGGGGAACAAGGGGCTAAAGGCGATAAAGGCGACACTGGGCCTAAAGGTGACCAAGGGATCCCCGGTGTTAAGGGGGCTGATGGTAAAACCCAGTACACCCACATTGCATACGCTGACACGGTGTCTGGTAGCGGTTTTAGCCAAACCGATACTGACAAGGCTTTTATCGGGATGTACCAAGATTTCAGCACTACGAATAGCCGAAACCCACAAGACTACCGATGGTCTAAATGGAAGGGTAGCGACGGGCGTGATGGTATCCCTGGTAAGGCTGGAGCAGACGGACGAACACCTTACGTTCACTTTGCTTATTCGGATAGTGCCGACGGTCGAACTGGCTTTAGTTTGACTCAAGACGGCACCAAACGGTATCTGGGTATATGTACTAACTTTGATAAAGCAAATAGCACTAATCCAGCCGACTATTCGTGGAATGACACGGCTGGTAGCGTGTCAGTTGGTGGTCGGAATCTCTTAAAAGGTTCGAAAGGGCCTTTTAAACCCGACAGAAAACCAACGAATTTTGATAATAATGTTTTATACAAAACCGAAACTTCTGTCTTCTTAGAGCAAAATCAAAAATATCTTATTAGCGCAAAATCAGACGGTAATTTTACTGCCCTGCACAACGCAAATGTTGAGAGCGACAATGTGACGCTTTGGTTGATTGATGATAAATACCAAAATTA